AAAACTCTTTGAATAACTCGACGGCAACCTTGCAAGTTTCAGGTTCAGATTGAATAATTTCTACGGTTTCATCGTCAATATATAACTTAAACTTTCTTCGATTAAACGCATCATAACCACCAACTGCACTATAATACACTTTGGCAAAATCATAATCTGGATCTCCCCAGATGCCAGGATCAACAAAGTATCCACGAGGATCGATGAACCAGGTTTTTAAGTTATGATCAATTAGTGTGTTACTAAATGTTGGATCTCCGTGTGTTGGGGTAAACTTTTCTGCGTGTGTGAATTGAATAATTTGATCCCATAACTGCTGGTGCTTGGAATGAAATACGTTGCGGCATTTGCGTCCGTTTACAGTAATTTCAGAACGATCAAAGTTGGGTATTAGATCTTGTACACTTGCAACACGTTTTTTAGTTTTTTCAATATAGACTTCACGCACCTGTTCCTGATTAGCGATGGTTTCGCCGCGACTGTGTAGATTATGTAAACTATCTAAATAATCTGCCAGTAAACTGCGCTGTTCGCGTTCAGTTAAATCAGTGACTTCCCATATGTGTTTGCCCGGAATACGTTGCATTTCCAAAGGATTTAGATTATATAATTTAGGAATACGATTAAATCCCAGTTTTAGAACTTCTTTATACCAAGCAATTTCTCCGTCTATTAAATGAGCATAATCATCATCAACTGCGGTTTTAACTACTGTATTGTCCTTAACTTCTACACGATTAAAGAACCTACAAAACTGTGAATCATTGTTTGCTTCGATTGTAGAAAAATCTCCAAGTTCTTCTAAATCATTGGCTAGCACCACAGTATAACTCAGAATGTTTTCTGAAAACCAACGCACAAATTCTCCGGAAGATGGTACATTGCTCAAAAACTTTTTGTTCTTAAATAAAAATACTCCTGGAATACCATTAACATTACTGGGTCGTTCTTGTAATTTTCCATCAGTGATGCTCCAACGGCAAGTAAACGCATCAGTTGTATATACTGCAACAGGATGCGCACTGTCGTTGTTTTCTGGTAACTCTCCAACTATTAGATCACTCCATGTCAACAGCACAGAATCACTATTATTAATTGCTTCGAGAGCCTCTCGTATTCCTGCTGAGGTTCCTTTTTGTTTGGTTTGTATTAATTGATACTTGACTCCAGGATCATTGTTTTTTAGATACGCTTCTAACTTATCAAATGCGTAATCACCAATTATATAAAATGTATCATCCGGAAAACGATCAAACAATTGATATAAAATTGGACGACCACGAACGCTTACCAAGCACTTGGGTTTATTCCAGGTATGGTGGCGTAATCTACTACCACGCCCGCCTGCTTGTACAATAATGTTCATAAGACAACTACATCTTCCTGTAATGGTTTATCCCAGAGTTTTCCACGATGCCAGACATAGACACCGTGTGGCATTTCTGGATAGTTGTTTTCCTGATGCTGAAACGCTGTTCTGTCGAAAACAAAATTTTTTAAATTAAAGGTTTCTCGTCGACGTAGGATATCAAACACTGTGTCAATATTTCTAGCAAAACCAGTTTCGCGAATTTCTTCGTCTGAGATGTCTTTAATGATCTTCCAATTTAAGTCAGACCGTAACAAACAGACGCCGAATGTCCAACAGTCATTTAAGTTACGATAAAAATCTAAACTGAAACCATCCAGTTTGTTGGCAAACAAATAATCTTCTGCGGCACGCAATTTATCGCGAATCAACTTTAAGTTTCTGGTTAAAAACAAAGTATCGTCGGCATCGATCATCCAGAATGCATCTGCATTTGTAATTGTAAATGGTGTTAGATTTGCAGAAGCCATACCGCGTTTGGCGCCTTTGAGATTTCTGCAATATTTTTCTCCAATCGAATAATCACTGTTTAAAACTGGTACAGGATAATCTTCCAGAACAGTTTTTAAATAATCAGGAGTTTCTTGTGTGGCTGGATCATACCGATCACACAGAATTACAGTGTCGTGGTTACGAAAAACTTCTAACCAATGGCGCAAGCATAATTGTGCTGCTGCGTCTGTTCTGTGAAATTTTAAAAAAACTTGTGTCATGCTGACTGTTCCTTTAAAATGTGTTGTATGTGTTCTTTGGAATATCCATCCTTTGATCTTCCTTTGTGGTGCGAAACATATTCACCCAACCACGATCTGTTTAGAGGTGTCTGTGTTTTGTTTGTGTTACGATGTTTGCTTAAATCTTCTACCTGATCTAAAAATTTACAAGCAGCTACCAAACAAATTTCACCGTCGTATCGTTTCCACAACGCCGGGTGCTGTTCCACTGATGTGTACAGGGATCGATAATTTTTTACATATTCATCGTAGTGTGTGTTATGTTTGTTTATGATCACAAACCCGCTTTCTGCTGCCATTCTGCCTCGAGACTCACAATCAGTATATTGTTCTGTGGTATAATCTGGGTTTTCCTGGTAGTAACAATCAAATAACGCAATTAGTTTATCGTTTGGCAACAATGACTCTAGAAGTGATTCTGACATTTGTTTATAAAATAATAAATCACTGTCCAACCAAACTAAATTGTTGGCAGTTTCGTTTTCTAAAAAATGCAGAAAGCTAAAGCCTTTTTTAGCAAATCGTGAAGTTCTTTTATCTCTGGTGACATTAGTTCTAAAATTGTGGTAATCTTCGCTGCAATGTTCATGCCAGTCCAACACACGAATTCTGGAATCCTGTTGTTTGATATCAACATTTTCAGCGTATATGGTTAACTGTGATTCTGCGGGCCAGCATCTCAACCAGGTATCAATCATGTGAGAACCCAGATGATTATAGATATTGGATGTTTGTGATGTTACACAAGAATATATCATAAATTATGTTGTTCGCAATATTCAGTTAGAATACGTTCGCGGTGCCATTCACTACCCATGGGGGTGTCAGCAAATTCATGGAAACTTGGTGTACCCAGGGTATAATGCAACAATTTAGCATCGGGATTAGGTCCGTATTCATCAGGCAACCAGTTCCATTCTGGTGGTAATTCGCCAATTCTTTCATCTTTTATCCAGGTAAATCTGTGTAGCTCTGCACCAGTTGATTCCTGAACAAATTTTGGTGTAACCTTTCTGTTAGGATGACTGTTGCAATTCCAGAGTATGACACTGGACCAATTTTTTCGAGGATAATTTTCGTTCTTAGCACCCAGATACTTGGTTTGCATTTTTGTTTCATAATCGTGCTTAACTACCATTACATCTTTATCCATTTCACGCAGTTCCCAGAGCTTAACAATATCGTCACGCACAATCATATCTCCGTCCATAAAAATAGCCCATCCGAGGTAGTCCATTAAATGCGGAACCAGAAAGCGACTGTAGATAAAATGGTTGCTTCCGTCAGTGTGTGTTTCACTATAATCATCAAACAAATTTAGTGCTAGCGGAATAATACTTACTGGTTTACTCGCATGCCTGATAATACTGTTGGCACAGGTGTGGAAAGCGATAGCTTCTCTGGGATCATACCCAATGAAAATTGGAATTGGTTTCATTTGTAATGCCTCGAAATTATGTTTCAAACAGTATTTAGTTAACTACGTAGTTAATTAATTTACTTGGGCATACATGCTTTAAGCAATCCCCATACATACCCATCGGTCATTTCAAAACCCTGCCACTGATGAAATGCTATGCGTTTGCACCAGTTAGATCTATCAGCATCGTGCGTGGTTTCAATATCTTCGAGTGAGTGTTGTGATACTGGCCAGGCCACAGCACTGGGATCTAGTGTAATTGTTGGTGTCCCATACAGCGAAGATTCTACTGCACTGGTGCTGTTATATGTAACCATGCACCAGGATCGATCCAGGTCGTCATAGAATCGGCGGCCTTCGGAATATTCAACATCAGGAATATGTTGTTTGAAATATTCAGTCATGCCTGGCTCAGTGGGATGACCTCGAACAATTACAGGACGATCAGATATAGTTTTAATTTTTTTAATTATATCGATCATATAATCCTGGTATTCAATGCCGTTATATGTTAGTCTGTTAGTTGCACTGTCGGTTGGTACTTGTAGATTAACCAGCACGGCATCGCCGCGACGCTGCCATTCTCTGACTTGCAAATCGAAACGTTTTGATAAATCTGCCCAGCGATCATATGCAGGATCATATGGAAATATTCCTTCGTCCATGAAAAAGCTGTTCCAACACAATTTACCCCAGCGTGATTCAAATGGCACGCGAGACCCGGTATTAGTACTGCCAATGGTGCCCATGTTGCGCAAAGACGATGCTTCTCGTAACAATATAGGTTTGTTTTGTGTTATGCTAAGTTGCTCAACAGCTTCATAATGTGCATTGTTGGATCGGATCTTTTTCTTTAACCCGTTTTGCACAAAAAAATCGAAATCTAACGTATCAATATTTTCAAACTCAACAATGCACATTTGATCTTGTTTAGTTGATTCAACAACTCTCGCAACCCATTGGGTCTTTTTCCATTTTCCTGATTTAACCAGAAGACCTATCATTTACCAGTTCCATTCATCAATATCGCCATTGAATCTTTCTGTACAAAAATCTGGTAACCAGGGTTTCAAACGATCGATATCACCAGTATCATAATGCAAATCAGGCAATTCAAATGTGTGTGCCTGGGCAATGACTGATATATTATACTTGTATTTTTTAATTCGTGCATTTTTGCAATCAAACCCGGCAAGTACAAGATTATACAACAATAATCCGGCATTCCACAAACTGACATGCCCTCCCACAATGGAATGTTTTAGTGGAGGCACTGTAATACAGGTATATCCACCATCTCGTGTTTCTGATCTAACTTTTTTTAAAAATTCATTTATGTTTAGCTGATGTTCCAGTACATGGCTGGCCCAGGTAATATCGTGTGGTTCAAACTTTAAATCTTGATAAAAACCACGTATTGCATCAGGATAAAAATCTGCAATATCAGTTGCAGTAACACATTTGCCTGCATTACGAAATATTTCTGAATGTTTACCAAAACCGCAACCAATGTCTAACACGGATTCAAACTTATAATCAGCGAGTAACTTTTCAACTGCAAGAAAAGCTGTTAATTTAGACACTATATTGTTCCCAGAGTTTTAAATCTGCTTCGTGAGTTCGTAATATTAAATCATCAACACCAGATGTATCAATTGTAACCGTTGACGGTGCCGTATTTTTATTAATATAATATAGATTTAGACCAATCCCTTGCTGATTTAATCGTTCAATGCCTTGTGCATATTGTTCGGTAGTAAAGAAAAAAGTTTGTGTGTTGAAAAAATCTTTTACAAACCAATGCTGAGATCTAAAATGTATATTTCTATCTTCTTCGGAGTAAGCAGTAAAAAAGTCAACAAAGTACCTAAAGTTTTGTCTGCGTCTTGCTTCGTTAAATTCTCGAATAAATGATTTTGAACCTTTAGGACGTGTATCTTTTTTAAATCCAAAAATAAAATCCTTATATAGAGATACTGTTCTGCTTATTGGATGCCTAAAATGGCTAATGTTCAATAGCTTGTTATTAATTGCAATGTCAGGTTTGACATATACTAGAGATTTTTTAGCAATTCTAAACCAGGTACTAGGTTGATTTTTAATATTGTCTTCAGTGATTATATTGGTAGCAATATAACACGCAGTCTTAAAAGAACTTGATCCGGTTTTGGGTATGGCTATGTAGTTAAATCCCAGTGTGGGATATGTGATTACACTATATTCTTTTACACGCATTGTGTATTTAATCTTCGCCGAACCAATGAGCAGATCTGTCCAACCATTCCAACACTAAATCTTGTTGTCGCAAATACCCAAACCTGTTGATGCTTGCCACTGCTGATTCGGGTAATAGACCAGTTTCAGCCAAGTGGTACCAGCGTGTGGTTCTGGGATCCATGGGCTCAATATTAGACTTATATGCTACTACTTTAATCCAGGGATCGCCAGGATGTTTTTGCATAAACGCACATTCAAACCCGGTCAGTGACAGCATGTGTAACAGGTTAACTGTGGTGTAATGGTGATATACATATTCTGGTTGCGTGATCGCAACACGATGATATTCCACCTCAGTGGTACTGGGCACAACCATTGCTAGCATGCCACCATCGCTGAGTATGTTTCTCCAGTGCTTCAGAGTATTCAACGGGTTTAGTGCATACTGGAAACTGTTGTTTGCCCAGATAACATCAAATGGGCGTTGATTTTTTTGTAACTGAATGGTTTCAAAATCAGTCCTGTAATAGGTTGCATTTTTTAGTTGACGTACTGATTGCACACTCTCAATTAAATCCACAGCCACACAACGAATATTCAAAGGAATCTGATTTCCATCATCGTCTTCAAGAGAACGAGTGGCCCACCATTCAATGTCGTGGCCTTCCATACCACACCCCATGTCTGCCACCGATTCAACGCTTTCCATGAAAGAATCGTAACTGCCGAGCAAGTCTAAAACCTGTTGTCCTGGGCTAGACTGAAACATCTTCCATTCCTGCGGTGCGCAATTTAACAATATGGCCCATTTGCCACTGTTTGGTCTCTAAACCTTTCATGATGCCCAACCAGCGGTTACGCAATAGTGCTACTTCGTTGATGATGAGTTCCATGTCCACAACTTCTGCTTCTCCGTCTACATATTTTTCAGCATCCCGGCTAGTTAATGCACGTGCATAACCTTCCAGATATTTTTGAAAATGGCGACGTCTAATTTTACGCAGCTCAATGTTAAGATAGTTTAATACAGCTTCAATTTCCTGAAGCTGGTTAAATCTGTGTTCAGTAACGCCGGGCAATAATTTGATGTTGGTTTCTACATTTCCACCGATGCGAACTTCTCGTTTGGCTTCCTGCAACTCATCATTATAATAATCGATGAATTGAGGAAGCTGGCTCAGATCCTGTGTTACTTTGTTATACCACATGTATATTATATATTTTATTTTATTTTATTTTCAAAGTCAACTAACCATGGAAAGACATCTCTCCAATTTGTATTTCTGCGTCTATCTTTTTCATCAAGAAAAATAAACAGATCATTAACTAGGTTAGGAACTATACCGGTTAAATACGTTTCTTTATAGATACCTTCCATATACTTTTTAGCTAACTGATCTTCGTTGCTGTTATCTGGCATTAGATATAAAATTTCGTTAAAGTCTTGATCAAATATATCACCGCCGAGGACATTAACTTTTAAATAATCAGGTTGCGGGGATACTCCAGAAAACCAATGACCTATTTTTCTTTTTTGTCTCCACTCATGCAGCTTTCTTAAAAGTTCAGGCATAGTCTTAATTGTTAATGGTGATATTGTTTGGTTAATATTTAATGTCAGCCATTTTTGTGTTATCAAATAATTAAAATTCTCTTCCCATTGGTGCAAATCCATTCCGTATCTAACATATTCTTGTTCTGGCCCCCAACAATCAATACTGCATGTAATATCAACACGTCTTATGTGCCTATTTTTAAGCAATGTTCTAAATATCTGTACAATTTTTTCTAATTGTATCTTTGAAATTTTAAGATTTGTTACTACATTAAGTTCGCATTCTGGCATTGGATTAGCTGTTAAATACTCAAGCAAAGTATTAAACTCTTGTTGGAAAAAAGGTTCTCCTCCTAAAATGTTTAATCTATACAAGTTTTGACCGTTCTTATCTAACCATTTCCAAAACAACGGCAGTAACTTCTGATATTGATTTGAATGATTAACTAATTTAACCGTTCCTTTTAAAAAATCACCAAATTTTGTATTTTCGGCCTCAATGACTGAGCTCAACTGCGAGGTACAATACAGGCACCCCATATTACAAACATTGCTAAAATATACTTCTAGTACTGTTGGAGTGACTGATATTGCAGTTGGGTTTTTTTCTAGTTCTTGAGGAACTTTATACGGTATCGACCATTGGCGTATACGATCGCTTACACTGCCTTGATTTTCGAGCTGTCGGCAATATGAACAACTTCGTGTAGGCCATTCCCCGTTAAGCATATTTTTTCTATCTGAAAGTAATACCAAAGTATTATGGAAATCATCAAAATTATCTTCTGTAAGAACGGTACCACCGGTGCGATGACAAGAAAAACTTTTACCAGAGTTTAAATATAATGTGTTCCAAACCCATTTTAATTGACAAGAAGTTTTTGTTTTAATTGGAAACTTGACTTCCATTATTAATAATCGTCGTTATCGTCGTCGTAAAAATCGTACTCTTCATCGTCTTCGTCATATACAATATCTTCTTCATCTGCATATTCAGCAAGACTCTTAATAACATAACTATCTTGCGCAGCTTCGGCAATCTCGCCGGCATTCATGCCATTTTCAATTAACACAGCAGCAAAATCATCTGCTGCTTGTTGAAAGCCGCCACTAATATGTGGACGTAGTGCTTCCCAAATTTCCATAGCCATATCAGGACTCATATTCTTCTTCTGCTCCTAGTGAATCAGCAACATCCTCAACAACATCATCTGCAACATTGCCTGTGGTGTTTACTTCTTGGTTACTTATCTGCTCTTCCAAAAAAGTAAAGTCTTGCATGAGTCGATTAAGAATACCATCATCATTATTTTCCCAGGCCTTGCGGAAAGCAAGAATTTCTTCACCTGTTGAACGTTCAACAAAACGTAACCGATTGCCTGATTTAGTTAGCAATCCTTTCTTCTCTGCAAGATCTACAAGTCCAGAATATGGATTCATTCCAGTTTCGTACGGGATCTTAACCTGTACAGCTTCGAACGGTTTAGCGTAGCGTGTTTTCATTACCTTACAGGCTGCACGAATACCTTGTACTTCAGAAGTCTTATTACCATCTTCATCTTCTTTGAGCTTGAGCTTGCGCATTGCTACAACAATAGAGCTTGCGTAAATAAAGCCTTGACCACCTGAAATCTTATCATCTGGGTCAAACATATCCTGACTAGCATATGTATGATTAGTCGCTACAAGACCTACATTGTATGCACCGATCATGTTAACTGTATTACGAACAAGTGCAGTTAGTGCCTTAGGTTTACGACCCAAATCGCCCTTCATGTCGCCTTTTTCAAACTGGTCAACATCAGTTGGGGTCAATAACATGCCCAGTGAGTCGATGATAAACAATACCTTAGGACGTTCCTCTTCGGGCATACCTTTATAATCTTTCATAAACATCGAAATTGTTTTGGCAACGTCGTCGATCATGCTCATACTAAGTTTTAATAGTTTGTCTTCGGATGTATCAACGCCCAGCGCATGCAACCATGCTTCATCAAGTGCATTTTCTGAGTCAATCATTACAACAAAGATACCTTGTTGTTGTGCGTGTTTAGCGATATTGCCAGATACAAAGTAGGATTTACCCGCACCTGATTCGCCAGCAAACACAGTAACCTTACCCATGGGAACACCTTTATGGAAGTCTCCCGAGATAAGGTAGTTGAGTGCATAATTGCCTGTTGATACCCAGTCAGTTGGATCATTAAAGCCAATGCTTAATCCGTCAATAGACTTTGTAATGTCTTTGCGGAACTTGCTTACATCAAATGGTTTAGCCATTATAAATTCTCCTGTTTATATATTATTATAGAACACAAATTTGTGTCATACGAATGAAACATCATCTATTAATTGGTAATCGCAGTAATACATTTTCTGGATTTCATTAATTTTATTATACCCTAGTAGTAATTGTTTAATATAGTTATATTCATCCAAGTTAGTTTTATCATTTGCAAAATTGTTTGGTAAACGATCTAGGTTTTGATGATATGCTATTTTATCGTATACGTCTGTATCTTGGTAATAAAACTTAATTTTAGAAATATCTAATCCGTTAATGTAAACTATTTGCGGTAATGTGTGTACATCAAAGATAACTTGGTCAAACAAAATTTCTTTCACTAATTTATTATCGAGATAATCGCAGATATTTTTAAATTTTAATTTACCATAATTACCCATTAAGTATTCTATCACTCCACTAATCCATCTTTCTACTGGATCCCGAATGATAACTATGTACTCATCTGGTGTAAAGGTATTAAAGTTTGATTTTAAAAAATTATTATAACTATAAAATTTATTTCCACTAGAACTAGCATTTTTAGGAATGCCAACCGCAAACACTTTATTGTCTGGAGAGATATGCCCTTGACCAAATGTGTGGCCTAAAAAGATTTCTTCTGAATAATTAATACAACCAGCATTATTAATATATGTAAATATACTATTCATGTTGACCTTTTTAAAGTTATATTATATACGATTTACTCGAACTGTGCAAGATGTTTTTTATATGCACCGCTGAAATAATGATCGTAATTGTATTCAATATTGTCTTGTTCTAAATGATACAAATCCCGCCAATCGTCCGACGATAATGAAGAAAATTTTGATATCATTTCTATTAATTTTATTAAACGTTTAACTGGATTTTGAATGTCGTCAAATGAATAATCAAAAATAGTGTTGTACAGTTTAAATCCGTAATATTTTTCAATATGTCTGTGCCAACCCGGGTGTGCATACGCTAAGAATAAACCTCTAGTAACAATACTGTATAAGAACTTTTCTGTTACAAACGGATAATAACTAGTAGCCATTGTTTCAGATACAATATGCACAAAACTCTGGGTTAATTTGTTTTCTAAGTTGTATATATTAGTTTTATGGTCATATTGTACATGCCCAAATGAATAGATTGTGTTATTAAACTCATCATCATTAACAAAAAACTTAGAATATAGATGAATCTCAGTATCTGTTAAATCTAAATTATATAAATGTGATGTAATCCAGTTATTATCGTATGCAAAATTTTTACTAGAATAGTCTTTGTTGAAATAACCTTGATTGTTTAGTATAGACGATAGTAATTGTCTAGAGACATGACCGCTGCCATTAAAACTACAGACAAAATTTCGATAGTTGATATAAGGATGCATATGATACTCACGCATTTCCTCCCATCCGTATCCGCCAACTAAACACTCTTTATATTTTAGATTTTGAAAATTATATTTCTTTTTCAATTCGTCAGAGAACACATAAGCAGTATATATGTATTTTATTTTTTGCGTTTTTGCCTGATTTATTACATCGTTTAATACTTCTGAGTTTAGATTTTTATCAAACCCTCCAAGATGATCGCTAAGTAATATTGGAAAAACGTTCATTTATTTAAAAAAGTTTTACATTCACCTATCCGGTCGAGATCATTTGTGATACAATGAATGCCAGCATCCCAAAAATACTTATGGCGGAATGGTGATACATGTACTTCAACACCGTGTCTAGCACAAGCCTCTTCAACTTGATCATTATGTGCCGAGACTATAACATTTTTGTCATCAATTGTTAACATATTAACATCAAATACAGTTTCGTGAACTTCGCCTACCCACTCGTCAAAGTAGTGATCGACCATGTGCATCATATTAGCATCCTTTTCAAACCCTGGAAAGAACCAACGCCCTTTATTGCGCTTCATAGAAAACTCAAATTCGCGCATATGAGCATAGTTTGAATCCGGCAAATATACAACTTCCCAGTCTGGAAAAGTATCTTTGTATGTTGGAATATCATGCAAGCTAATAATTAACCCGGGAGTTACCGGACAGTATACAGCATCACCATGACCACCAGCATTAACAATACGATTTCGAGTTGTCGGAAAGTATTCATTGACTTGTTCTAGTAATGCATGCTTGTCGTCGTGAAATGTTTGCGTTGCAAAAAATAAATCTTCTCCAAGTCTACTAACAAAACATCCGTTAATAAAATCCAAATCTGTATATTTAATTTCATTCCCATTAGCACGAATGTCATCTAAGATGTGATCATAAAACTTTAACTTAGCATCCAAATGGTGTTGATCAAACTTTTGGAACTGCTCAAACTTAGTACGAATTTCGTCTGCAAACTGCGGCCAACTGTCGTAAAAATCCGTTGGACGAACATAGTCTGGCCAGTATGGCTGTTTGTTTTGTCGGTAAAATACACTCCACGCATGACTACCATTTGGAATTTCCGGCACCCAGAACTTATCTTGAATCATAATAAAGTAATCTCGCGGTGCAGTTGGTGGTTGCACCCATTTGCCGTCGATGTATAATTCATTAATATCTTCAGGAAACTCCGGGCGAACTGTACGCACACCAAACTTATTTTCAAGTAAACTAATTAAGTTTTGGTAATCTTCTTCTGTTTCTTCTGCTAGTTTTTCAAACGTGTTTCGTGTTTGCGTATTCTGAATCCACGAATAAAACTCTGGAGGGTATGATCTGCCTACAATGCAATACTTTAACAGATCCCAATGTTGGTATACTGAATACATTCTCATCCTTTTTTAAACATATAAAATATATTGCCTGCTACTGCAAAGCCAATGATAGTTAGTAGTTCTAGCATAGTAGGCTCCAAAAAATAAAAAGACTCAACACCCGGGAGATCCCGGGTGTGAGTTTTAGTCCTTAACGATTAAGAGGACTGCCGTGCACGAATCATAGCAAGGATATCTTGTGCCTTGTCTGCGCTCGCTACTGGTGCTGCTTCTGCTTTAGGTTCTTCCACAGGTGCTGCGGTCGGTGCTGCTTCTGTTACAGGTGCTTTTGGTGCCTCTACTGCTGGAGCAGATGTTGCTGCACGAGGTGTATCGTCGTTACCAAAGTTCATACCTGCTGGTTTAAAATAAGAAGACCACTTGTCCGGATCGTATGCCTTGCCATCAACAGATGCTTCAAACATCTCCTGAATGACCTTCATTTCAACATCACCTGGACGATTAGGCAAGAACGATTTAAGATCAAACAATCCATACTGTTCAATCGCTGCCTGCTCATCTGCGTTTAGTGCAGATTCCTTGCGTGCCCAACTTGAAGTTGAATAATCAGCATACCCGCCCTTTGTGGTTTTGGTAATGCGGAAGTCAAGTCCATTATTGAAATCAGTTGGCAATTCTTCCATATCAGGATCCATTAATGATGACTTAATAGTGGTAAAGATTTGCGGTGAAATAATGAACCGACGGATTGGATTTTCAGGGGTCTTGTCATCATCAAGTGGATTAGTGTGTACAAAACCCTGGAACAGATAACTACGCTTCTTCCAGTATTTGCGGCCCATGTCTTCCAGCGACGGGTCCTTGAACCAAGCACGAACTTCCGATAAAATCGGACACGTT